ATATATTTTAAATAGCCTATCCTCATCTAATAAGTATGCTTGCAGTTCTTTATGGATACCATAAGTTAAAGTAAAAGGAATTTGCTCAGAAGAATTGATAATTGAAATGTATAACGTTTCCATAGTGTCCACCTATTTGAAGATTTTAAACGACCTTATATCTCCTGGCGGACGGGAGGAGATATAAGGTCTTTTAAAATCTTCCTCCCAAGAAGGGAAGAAGAACATCAGACTAGCAAGAGCCAGCTGTTGTATATCCTTTAGTCAAACGACCTTGAATAAATTTCTTGAGCATTGCTTTCTTAGCTGCATCAGCTCCATAAACATCACAATCAATTTCACCAGTTGATGGCGTAAGTGGAGAGATAGTATATGGTAAAGTACCAAAGTTATCAGTAGAAGTTGAAACCTCAACTGTACCAGCAATTGTAGCTTTCCAGATATCATAGATAAATGGTTCACCATCTAGAGGCATAACACCTACAACTTGAATAGTCATTGGTGGAATAGCATCTTCAGAACCAAGGATGATTGCTTCCCCTTTAGTTACAATTGAACCTGAAGCAAACTCTCTAGGAACTGCATAGGACAGTGTCAATTCAGTTGCTGACGTAGCTGTTACTTCAGCTGCGAATACATCTGTAGCATCAGCTACTGCTCTAATATAAATGAAATCACCAACTGTGAAATCACTTTCATCAGCTACTGCTAAAGTAGTTGCTGCTGCTGCTGTAACACCTGTAGTAACTGTTGTGCCAGAAGTAGCTGTTTCAGCTCTTGTCCAAGCTTGCTCATCACCATATAGCATAGCCATGTTAGTTACTGTATACTCAGAAAGACTACCAGTAATCTCCAAGTCTCTTGATGTTACTGCTGTTGCATAAGTTCTTTGAGGGAACCCAGCTTGAAGCTTAACTTCATTTGTTGTCATTGCCACTGAACATTCTGTCATCAGACCCATTGAGTCTGTTGGTCCTAGTTCACCTGCCTTAGTTAAATCTGTGCTCGCTCTAAGCTCGAGGTCACCGATGAAAAATTCTTGCGTTTTTGCCGTTGAAGCCATGAAAAGATCCTTTTCTTTTTTTATTTACAATAGTATTTAGTTCGCCATTAACACCTAGACAGCCTTTATTTAATATAGCCTGTCAGTTTTAAAACAATAGCATTAAGGTTGTTTCTCATTTGAGTGATAGAAAGAATTTCCTGTCCAATCTCTTTAATTACCATTGCCTTGCCAGTGTCGTTGTACACTGATGGTACTTGTCTAAGCCCAGCAGTTTCAAAGACACAAAATTTTGTAAACCTTTTATGTTGAACCATAAAGTCTGACATAATACGAGTAAGTTCCAATGAGTTAACATCTGTAGTCTGAGCAAAAGAAACAAAAATTCTGTATTCTAAACTTAAGAAAGTTTCATCTTTTAACTTATCCTGTACAAGTACTATTTTATCTTCAGCATCCATAAGTATACTGGAAGCCGACTCTATAGATGAGGTAGCTACAAACTTCATATCATGAGAGTCTGCAAACTTTTTAATCTCAGTGTATATGCTAAGGGTTACATCTTCAACTGTCGCCATTATAAATCCTCTGTTGCTCTAATTTTTATAAGCCCAATAGATCGTTCGAATGAATCTATTTTGAACTTAATACCTCTATAGTAAAGTTCATAGGTACCTCTATAATCAGGTAATTCATTAGCTGCTATAAAGAAAGATTGTTGATATGACTCAACAGGTTGAGCAGTTGGAACTGTTCTTTCTTTTAAACTATACTCTTCAACATAGCAGTGTAGAATTGTCTCTTCACCGGTATCATCAACTAATACTGCACCTAAATCATTTGTCTGTATATTTATAGCTTTGATAACAAGTGTATCCGTTGCTGGATACAATCTATATTCATAAAGGTTTTGATTAACAAGCTCTTTCATAGATAGATACACTATCCACTTCTGTCCTTGTAATTCAATCAATGAACCCTCAAGTTTCGGTATTACCTCAGAAGTCACATATAACAACATATCATCGCTGTTTAGTGAACCCTGTTGCAAGCTATAGTATGCTGTGGATAAATCTATATTGTAGTTAGTATGCACTGTAAAATTCCATAAATGCTGAAATTTCCTACGTATTAGAGATAAGTCCATTGGTTATCTTGCCTCATTTTTAACTGGGTCTATATTAGGAACAACAACTTCAAACAAGCTATATTGATCATAACCATCCGGGTCTTCTACTTCAGCAACTTTAGCCGCAGCCCATGCTAATAGTTCTTGAACAGTGTCAAAACGTGTAAATTGATTGAAATTATCTTTGATTGTTTGTGCTATAGATAGTAATAAGGATGGGCCAAGCAAAGTAATTGCTTTAAACCCTTTGTAGTAGAGGTTCTCCATTTCAGTAAGATCAGAATAGTTATCAGCTGAAGCTTCAGCGATTTCTATAACTTGTAATACTTCAATGGTAGAGTCTGGCAGCTCAGCTGCAGATAAGCCAGATAGTGCTCTTATGAATTCTGCAGTTAAGTATACCATTTACTATGCCTCTTCTTTCTCTTTAGCGGTTTTAGCCGCCGCTTCTTTTTTGGCTTTAGTCTCAGCTGCTTTTTCAGCTGGAGTTAGTTTTTCAACTCTCTCAGCTTCGACTTTAGCTGCATCGGCTTTAGCCTCAGCAACGATTGCTTTTTTCTCTTCAGCAGATAGCTCTGGCACTTCTACAAGAGCCCCATCATTGATGAGTCCTCTTACATGCTGAGTTACTTTAGTTTCGATCACCTCTTTTCCTGCGAAAGAGAGTTTCTGTTCTTTACAATAGTAAACTCTTTTAGGGTCTTTTAATTTAACCTTCATCTTCTACCCCTTAGGCGTCAGAAAGATGAAGAACAAATCTTGAATCATCAAAGATGATTGAAATTTCGTCCGCGATTGAGATTACAACTGAGTCAAATTGCTGAGTGATAATTCTCTCAGTTTCTTGAATGTCAGTACCAGCTTGGATAACTCTTTCAAGACAATACTCTTTATCAAAAGTAAGAATATAATCATCAGGAATTGAACCGTCCAATAGAGGGAAAATTGTTACATCTTTCCAAAGGCCTCTAGCAATTTGGATTGATTGACCAACAGGACCTTGTTTGAGTGTCGCCATCATAGCAACAGGGTCAATATCTGGTTTCTCCATCATGATCACTTTAAGTGCAGTGTCAAGACTCATATAGTAAGTTGTACAAGAATAAACATCAAATGATGCTGTCCATTTCAACCATGCTTCATAAGTAATAACATTGCCAGTAGCTGTAGCATCAAGAGAGTCTGACTCAACAACTGGTGCACCATTATATGCTTTATCTAAAGCTTTGTGGAACAGTGATTGTGACTGAGACAACATGATTCTAGAGATAACAATTGAAAGAATATCCATAGAAGCTTCACGTTGGAACTCATATGACATATCGATTTGTACACCTCTTTTGTATACTGTTTTGGCACTCTCTTCCCAAGTAATTTGTACTCTAGGGAATGTACCGAACTCACCAACTCTACCCATTTCATACTTAGTATAATCAGGTTGATCTTGTTGACCAGGAGTTGTATCAATCCATAGTTCTTTATACGTAGATTGTCCAATAACTCTTGTAGTTGAAAGGAGCATATTAACGTCATAGTCTTGATTCGATAGCAACGCCATTCTGGCTACTCTAGAGATAAACTCTGGGAACAAAATAGTTGATGCTGGAACACCTGTTTGTAAAGGTTGGTTATTTTCATAAGTCTCAGAAGCTTTAAGGAACTGCTCAATTGTAGAAGCATAGATACCTTTTTCTGGTTGTGACTTAGTTACAATACCATATCTTTTCATTTGTCTCTCAAAAGCGTCAAGAGTATCACCATCACTAGATGGGTTAATTCTTTCCATTAGTTGAGAAAAAGTCATTCTGTTATCAGCTGCTTCTTTGTACATACTTTTAGTAAGTACTACTTCAGCGGCTGTTGCAACAGTTGCATGATTAATTTTTGGAGGCATATTTATTTCCTTTTTTAGTTTAAGAAGAAGATCTGAACTTTTTCAGTATCTGCTGCTGTGTTTAAAGCGATTGCTTTTGTTGTTGCCGTAGCAAGAACTCCAACACCATCGATTATCATATGAGTTCCAAGAACGCCACTTGGTACAAGAGCTTGACCTGCTGCAATTGCTCCCTCTGCTGTAAATTCATGTACTCCAGAAAAATCAACTGTACATACATTATCATTCACATTGATAGTTCTTAAAACACCAAAGAAAAGAGCTAGATCAGTTGCAAGTACAATATTTCCAGTTGCATCCGGAATCACTGCTTTACCAATATCAGCTGCTGTGATAGCTGCATCTGCTGGCATTGTTAAAACACGTTTTAGGGTATACTGCCCTTTGTATAGAATCTGTGGGTAAGCCATTTAGTTCTCCTTAGACTTTGTAAATTGAGTCAGCTTCTGAGTATTTTAACTCATCCTGCTCATGTGTTTGGCGGCCTGATGGCAACGCTTTAGTTTTTTCCATGTAAGTATCAAGATCGACAAGTAGTTGTTTAACATCTTCTGGTGCTTTATACTCAGCATCAAATGGTGCAGCTAATGCTTCAACTTTCTCTGCTAGAGCATCTCTTGCTTCAGTGAATGCTAGGTCTGCTGCTACTTGTTTTTCAACTGCATCATCATAACCATCTACTTTCTCTTTATACTCAAGATTCTGTTCTTTCAAAGCAATGTTGTCTTCACGTGCGGTTAGATACTTATCATTAGTATCACTGAACTTATCAGTCAACTCATTATGCTTGGTAGTTAGTTCATTAAACTCTTCTTCCATTGGTTGTTCTCCTTCAAGATTTTTGTTTACATTTAGGTCTTGCACAAAATTGCCACTATGGACAACCTCTAGTTTACCATCAGCAAAGTTCATTTTGTTTTGAGCAAAGAAATCTTCTTTAGTATCAGCATCAAATATCTTAGCTGCTGGCACTGCTCCAGAGTAAACAAGACTGGCTTCACTGGCTCTTACTTCATCTAGCATTACATAACACTTCTCATCGGCTTGTGCAATACCTGAAGCTGCGTTCTCCACTGCATATGTTCGTCCTGGAACGTGGTCACAGTTTCTGTAATCGTGGATGTCGAAACCACAAATGCTACACTCATGTACACCAGCGTTGAAACCAATGGATACGGAGTCAAGAATGTCTGCGTCAATACGAGTTTTGATGTCGTCATATTCTGATACCTCTTTTGGAACGAAAAATGTTGTATGTACAGCGTCTTGATTAACCTCGGCTTTATACCAAGAACCTACAGGTAATTTCTGTGAGTTATGGGAAAGCAATACTGGTAAACCATCTGCATTAATTTTATTCATTACATCGTATAAAGCTTGAGGCTTGAACTTAGTATTGTAAGCTGTTGGATTTAAATCAATCAACAAAGCTGTGGCCTCAAAGGCTCCTTGGGTGGGTTTTTTAGGTGGCATATATTTTCTCCTTATTATGAACTGGACTTATTGCCCTTTGTATCTCCTGCACCATCACCACCACTAACACTTCTACCTAATGGATCAGCATTAGGAGATATGTTTTCAGTGTCTACTTCAGGACCACCTGTTAAGAACAAGGTTCCAGATAATTCTTCAGTAGGAAGGTGCATTATATTTAATTCAAGAGCAGCTTCACTATCCGTGATATGCCCAAATGATTGCAGTTGTAAGATCCTATTTTGCTTAGCTAATTTTTGAGGTTCTAGCTCAAGATCAGGTCTAAGATTAATAGGATCATGTTTTATCATGATCGACCCTTTCATACCCATTAATCTTGCAGTGATTGTATAAGCCTGTGATAGTATCTTATCACATCTTTCCTGTAAGAAGGTTAATGAATTAACAAAGGTCATCGCCTCAACTGAAGCAATGTTTTGAGAACCGCCTGAGTTCTTACCTAGTATACTAGGCAACACTTTGAGTGCACTCGTTAACTGTGAATCAAGGATATCAAGAATAGGACGGAAATCAACTGTCATACTACCTTGAGTAGAAAGATAATCAATTTCTATAGAGTCAAATATAACAATAGCATCTTCTGGGTTTAAACTAGAAAGGCCATCAGCAATAACCTTTTTTTGATTAGTTAACCACTTACCTAACTTTGCTGGATCCATACGAACATCAGCTGGAGCATTCTTTCTAAGAACATCTTCAAGTATAGTTACCTTATGTCTAGGATATCCAGCTCTACGAATAACTCTTTGAATATCATTAATAACTGTTTGTTTAAATGTCACAGCTTGAACAGCTGGGAGTAAAGGTGAGTCAGCAACAGCTTGATCTGGTCTACGGTCGGTATTAACGAAAAAGAAGGTAGGGATTTCTAAGTTAATCTCTTTACCTTGTGATTGTTGATAGGGATAGAATATACCATTCTTTTTCTTCCATAGTATTTCTTTACTGGCTACTGTTATCATTCTTGTAGGTAACTTGTATTGGTCTAGAATTACTTCTATACCTAGTCCACCTTGCATAAACA